TTCCACTCAAACGATTATGTAGTTTTCCCGTATACCTGTTGCTATTTCGCAACAATTGTATTGAGTATTTTTACTCACTATGTTGAGTAGTGTGGGACAAGGTTCCCCTTTTTTAGTCTCAACGGTTCCAGTGGGGTCTAGGAAAAATTTTTTGCAAAAAAATTAGACTTTTTATATTGACAAATACAGTTAAATATGATACAATCGGTCCAGATTTTTAGAGAAGTTCTACAAAACCTTGTTGAATGATGCCTTGAGCAGTCTCAACTTCTCTCCGAGAAGGCTTATGATACAGGAAAATCACATTAAAGCCTTCGACATTCACAAAGTTTTACGATTCCCCCTGCTCAATCGCCGCAGGGAAGGCTCAAGGCAGGGTCAAGATCGCAAGAAATCTCATGAATATGATGTAACGGGGGCTATTGTCCCTGCATTTTGAGAGGATTCTAATGATCCAGATCACTCCCCAAGTCATTGATTTAGTTAAGAAACTACCTCCTGACCAGCAATTAGAGTATTTGAAGCTGATTGAGGAGTATGAGGGGGTGATGGCTAAGGATTTAGCCCGTAAAGAGTTCATTCCCTTTGTGAATCAGGTGTGGAATGGGTTCATTTCTGGGCGTCATCACAAGATCATGGGGGAGAAGTTCCAAGAGATTGCCTCTGGGAAGCTAAAAAGACTGATCATTTGTATGCCTCCCCGTCATACCAAGTCAGAATTCGGGTCTTATCTGTTTCCTGCGTGGTTTTTGGGGAACTATCCGAATAAGAAGGTGATTCAGGCTTCTCACACCGCAGAACTAGCGGTGAACTTCGGTAGAAAGGTCCGTAACTTGGTGGATTCGGATGAATATAAGGCGATATTCCCACAAGTTGGACTGAGAGCGGACTCCAAAGCGGCAGGACGGTGGAGTACGTCCAAGGGTGGGGAGTATTTTGCGATTGGTATTGGTGGTGCGGTGACCGGAAAGGGTGCCGATCTGTTGATCATCGACGATCCCCACGATGAACAGGAGGGACAGTCCGCAGATCCCACCGTATTTGACCATGCTTATGAATGGTACACCTCCGGACCCCGTCAGCGTCTTCAACCGGGCGGATCGATTGTGATTATCTGCACCCGTTGGTCGAAAAGAGACCTCGTCGGTCAGGTACTCAAAGCCTCTTCAATGAGAGAGGGGGTGGATGAATGGGAAGTCATTGAATTTCCTGCCATTCTTCCTTCGGGGAACCCGCTTTGGCCGGAGTTCTGGCCGCTTAAAGAACTAGAAGCGATCAAGAATGAAATCCCGGTCCACAAATGGCAGGCCCAGTACCAGCAAGATCCCACTTCAGAAGAAGGCGCACTGGTTAAACGCGAATGGTGGAAGGTTTGGGAAGGCAAGCAACCGCCTCAATGTGATTTCTTGATTCAGTCTTGGGACACCGCCTTCTTAAAATCTCAAAGGGCGGACTACTCTGCCTGTACCACTTGGGGGGTTTTCTATCATCCCAATGATTCGGGGGTGATGGAACCGAATCTGATCCTGATGGATGCTTTGCAGGAGAAGCTGGAGTTCCCGGAACTCAAGAAACGGGCTTATGAGTTATATAAATACTGGGAACCCGATGCGTTGGTGGTAGAAGCCAAAGCAGCAGGGACGCCGTTGATATTCGAACTCCGTGCCATGGGGATTCCGGTCTCTGAATACACCCCTTCTCGGGGGAACGATAAGGTGGCTCGGGTTAATTCGGTTTCAGATATTTTTGCCAGCGGAAAAGTATGGCGTCCTCAGACTCGGTTTGCTGAGGAAGTTGTAGAAGAATTTGCATCTTTTCCCGCTGGAGAGCATGATGACTTGGTGGACAGTTCTGTCATGGCGTTGATGCGTTTCAGACGGGGCGGTTTTGTTCCATTAAAGACTGACTTCGAAGATGAACCTTCTCTGTACAGACGTAAAGTGGAGTACTACTAATGAAAGGCCGGACTAACAAATCTGAGATGGCGGAGATGCCGAAATCTCGGAAACAACCTGCAGATAAAATGGAAAAGGGTATGCCCGTGATGGTAGCGGGAGCCAAGCGTTCCATGAAGATGTATGGTGGCGGTGAGACCATGGGAACCAAAGGAACCGCCCGAGGGATGGGTGCTGCCGTTAAAGGCGGTAAGTTCACAGATCTTTAAGGGGAATACCCGTGGCAGTTGACCGCGCATTGATGCCAGCGATGTTAGAGGCACCGGTAGAGGTGCAGATCGCGCCGGTAGAAGAGTCTATTGTGGTGGAACTGCCGGATGGCGGTGTAGAGATTCAGATGTTACCTGAGGTATTACAACCTCAAAGCCACGATGAAAACCTCGCCGAATATCTAGATGAAGATATTCTCAACTCCATTGCCACGGAACTCGTCACCTATTTCCAAGCGGACAAGGATTCCCGCAAAGAATGGGAGGACACCTACATCAAGGGGTTAGACCTCCTTGGTTTGAAGATCGAAGATCGAACCCAGCCATGGGAAGGAGCCTGTGGCGTATTTCATCCCATGCTTTCTGAAGCAGTGGTTCGATTCCAAGCCCAGTCCATCCAAGAGATTCTTCCGGCCAAAGGCCCGGTCATGACCAAGATCTTGGGTGAACAGACTAAAGATCGCATCGATCAGGCTGAACGGGTTCAGGAATATCTCAACTACCTCATCACTGAGAAGATGAGCGAATATCGGTCAGAGACCGAGAAGATGTTGTTTTCTCTGTGTCTGGCCGGTTCTGCTTTCCGTAAGGTCTATTACGATCCTAATCTAGGCAGACCCGCTTCGATCTTCGTTCCCGCAGAAGATTTTGTGGTGTCGTATGGGGCTTCTGACTTGGTGACCTGTGAGCGGGCCACCCATGTCATGAAGAAAACTTCTAATGAAATCAGGAAGTTACAGGTTTCTGGATTCTATTTGGACGTAGAACTACCGCCGCCTGCACCAGACACTACCGATATTCAGAAGAAGTACGACCGTTTAAATGGCGAATCCAAAGCTAATTACGAACTGGATAGTCGTCACACCCTCCTTGAGATGGTGGTGGATTATGATATCCCCGGCTTTGAGGACACGAAGGACGGTATTCCCACGGGTATTGCGCTCCCTTACGTCATCACAATTGACAAGTCTTCGCGCCAAATCCTTGCCATACGCCGGAATTGGTACGAGGACGATCCACTCAAAAAACGCCGTCAACATTTCGTCCATTACACCTATATCCCCGGACTCGGCTTTTACGGGTTTGGATTGGTTCATATGGTGGGAGGACTGGCCAAGTCTGCGACCAGCATCCTTCGCCAATTGGTCGATGCGGGAACCCTCTCCAATCTTCCCGGTGGATTGAAGACCCGAGGTCTTCGCATCAAAGGCGACGACACTCCCATCATGCCGGGAGAGTTCCGCGACGTAGATATTCCTTCGGGAACCCTCCGCGACAACATTACCTTCCTGCCCTACAAGGAACCTTCGGGAACCTTGTATCAGTTGCTCAATAACATCATCGACGAAGGTCGCCGGTTTGCTTCACAGGCAGACATGAAGGTGGCCGACATGAATGGCGAAGCGCCGGTCGGTACGACGCTTGCGATTCTAGAGCGGTCGATGAAGGTGCTTTCTGCTGTGCAAGCGCGTTTACACGCTGCCATGAAGAAAGAACTCAAGCTTCTGGCCCAACTGGTCTATGACTATGGTCCAGAAGAATATCCGTATGACATTCCCGGCAAGGAGCTAACCAAAGAAGACTTCGATGATCGCATCGATATCATTCCAGTTTCAGATCCCAATGCGGGAACCATGGCCCAGCGGATCATGAAGTATCAGGCGGCTCTGCAGTTATCGCAGTCCGCCCCGCAGTTGTATGACATGCCATTGCTGCATCGTCAGATGTTGGATGCTTTGGGAATCGCGGATGCCGATGAAGTCATCCCGCCTGAAGATGAGATGCTGCCGACCGATCCGGTCACTGAGAACATGAACATGATCACCGGTAAGCCGGTGAAGGCGTTTATCTATCAGGACCATCAGGCTCACATCGCAGTCCATATGTC